TTACCTAAACTAGCGAAGAAACATAGAATAGAAAATTTCTTCACGTTGCTAAGAGTCAAACTTGACCGTTTAGATTCTTATACTGAAGAACGATTGAAGGAAGAACTCTTCGCTCAGTACCCAATACAAAGTTTGGACTTGGTGTTTGAAGATGTCTTCCCTAAGTTTGAGTCTGACTATACTCCTGAACAAAAGATATTTACTTTGGACGATAAGATTATAGATGACTACATCAATGCTAGTGAAACTGTGTTTACTAAACCTGAACTGCTAGATGCTCTAGAGGAGATTAAACATGCAGCTAAATAAAATTGAGATACATAATTTTCTTTCTATTAAGGAAGCAACTGTAGACTTCGATTCTTACGGGAACCTTGTTAGGATTATAGGAAAAAACTTTGATACGAAACCAACAGGTTCTAATGGAGCAGGTAAGAGTTCTATTATAGAAGCTGTTATGTTTGCTTTGTTTGGAAAAACAATTAGAACTACAAATGATAAAAGTTTAAAAAATTATCATACAAAAGGTAAGTGCCGTGTCGTTCTTACTGTTAACGGGGATACTGTTATTGAACGTATTAAGAAACCCTCCCGTCTTGCTGTTACTGTAGGAGATGAAAACTGTACGAAAGAATCGATGAAGGCTACGCAAAAATACTTGGAGCAGATTCTAAACATAAACCACCAAGTATTTCTAGCTTCTATTGTGTTTGGTCAACAGAACTCGGCTAACTTTTTAACAGCTACACCTGAAGAGAAGAGAGCTATTATACAAAACTTTTTATCTGTAGGAGACTTGTTCAAAAAACGGTCTACTATTAAATCTTTAAAGTCGGGATATCTTGCAGATAAAAAAGTTAATCTTACTTTACATAACGATGGTTCAAGCAAGATTGAAAAATTAGATAAGAAAATAAAGAAGTTACGTAAACTTAAAAAACAATCAAAGAGTCTTTTTACTCCTGACCAATTTAAATTTATTTTTTCTCATTCTCTTAGTCAAATACAAGAGCAGGAACGAGCTTTTCATGAGAAAGATTTAGAATACGAAACAGCAATTACACACAGAGAAGTGTTGCGCGAACGTATTCTAAGAACGCACTCTATAGCTAAAGGTTTGAAAGAAACAAACTGTGAGCATTGTGGAGAGTTGTCGACGGCTAACACTAACAAGCTTAAAGAGCTAGAGGATGATATGCAAGAGTGGTCCAATGAAGAACGGGCTAAAGTGAAAGAAATACAAAAGCTAGGAAAAGATGTAGATGCCATGCGCATACCCGTCACCGTAGCTGAGTTTGAAAGTGTAGAAAAATTTAAGGAAGTTGACACAGAGATAAAGATACTTAGCAAGCAGTTACGTGGAGAGAAAGCCCTCGTCAAGAAGTATGGGGACCTCTCTACCGAAGCACAAAAACATTATGACCTTATGAGGTATTGGGAATACGCTTTCTCAGAAGTTGGATTAATTAAGTATGTTATTAGAAACATTTTGGATTATCTCAATGAACGATGTAACTCCTATCTCAGCAGTATAACTAAAGGAAATTTTTCTATAAAATTTGACGACTCTCTTGGTGAGACCATCTATAATAATGGCAACGAATCACATTTTGATTCTCTCTCAGGAGGAGAAAAGAAAAGAGTATCCTTAGCCGTAATGCTAGGACTTAATGACCTACTTCTTCTAACTGGAAAAGAGAGGTCGAATATCATCTTCTTTGATGAGGTAGCTGAATCGTTAGATGAGGACGGCGTAAAAGGTTTGATTGAACTAATTCACCAACTCACCAAACACAAGAAATTGTTCTTAATTACTCACAACGAATATTTAAATTCATTACTTGAAGAATATTCTGAAACTTTAACGGTTGTAAAACGTAAAAATATTACCAAAATTACTAAATAAAAAGCATAGAAAATGGAATACACCCCTAACGGAAAAAGATTGATTGTCACGCGCAAGCGTAATAAACTTAAAACTAAATCAGGAATTGTTCTTCCTGACCAAATCACTGAGAAAAAATTAAGTGAAGGATACATTGAACGTATTGCGCACGGGTGCGAAGGCGAGCATTGGGAAGAAGGAATGCATATAATTTTTGCTCAATTTGCTGGACAAGAAATTAAGATGGATGATGAGGTTTACTTGGTCATTCCTGAAGACGACGTACTTGTTTACGGATGGGATAACGACGAGGAAGAGTAATGGGTTATGAGATTCCAGAAAACTCCCTTGCGGAGACTATCTTCATGGACAAATATGCCTACCCAGGAGAAAAGGCGTGGAAAGATTGTGCAAAGAGAGTAGCTAAAGCTGCTTCTGACCCCGAGTTCCCTGAGAATAGAGAGAAGTTTGAGCAGAAGTTCTACGAGGCTATTAACAGCGGGGACTTTTGTCCGGGTGGTCGCATTTTGTTTGGCTGTGGACGTAGCCATCAGAACATGTTGAACTGTTATGTTCTTGACCCTGAGGATTCTGTAGACAGTATCGGTAAAGTGATTTCTGATATGTACAAGATTTCCTGTGGCGGAGGAGGTATCGGATTCAACTTTTCTAAAATTAGACCTAAAGGAGACAATATTCAGAATATTAAGAACTCTGCACCAGGCTCTATCTCGGTCATGAGAATGATTAATGAGATTGGGAATCATGTTAGAGCAGGAAAGAATAGACGTACGGCGTTAATGTCTATTTTGGATATTACACATCCAGATTTTTTAGAGTTTTTACACGTAAAACTCGACCGAAATGAACTAACTAATTTCAACGTCTCCGTAGCCATCACAAAGAGGTTTGTAGAGGCGGTTGAAAAAGATGAAGAATGGTATTTTACTTTCGGCGGTAGACAAAATAAATACTTTGTTTACGAAGTCGAACGCACGTCTGAAGCTGGCGACGAGGTTATTAGTGTCGTGGCTAAAGACGAAGAAGACGCGCTTGGTAGAGCACAGCTTCATCATCTTAAACATTTTGCGGATACATTTACAGGAGCTAAGAAGAAGGAAATCCGCGCTCGTGAACTTTGGGAACGCATTGTTGACAATGCTATTGAGTCAGGGGAACCGGGTATCTTCAACATTGATTTTGCTAACGAATACACTAACGTCTCTTATTTCGAACATATGCCTTCTACTAATCCTTGTGGGGAAGA